TCTTAAAATAGCAGATGCTTTACATTTTCCATTAACGGCTGAATCACTTAAAAACTCTATATCAACTTTTAATGTTGAAACATTACAACAAGTTGTTGATTTAAACTTGTATGACTTTGGTATATTCTTAGAGTTAGAACCAGATGATGAAGAGCAAGCTAAGTTAGAACAAAATATTCAAGTCGCATTAGGCCAAGGAGGTATTGATCTAGAAGACGCTATAGATTTAAGACAAATTAAAAATCTTAAGTTAGCCAATCAAATGCTTAAGGTTAAGCGTAAGCAGAAAGCTATTCAAGATCAAGCTAATCAACAAGCTAATATACAAGCTCAAGCAGATGCTCAAGCTAGTACTGCTGAAAAAACAGCAATGGCTGAGGTTCAAAAGCAAGAAGCTATATCAGGGTCTAAAGTTCAGTACGAGCAAGCTAGATCTCAAATGGAAATAAACAAAATGCAAATAGCAGCTGATTTAGAAAAAATTAAAATGCAGCAAAAGTTTGAATATGATATGCAATTAAAGCAATTAGAGGTTCAAGCAATGCAGCAAAAAGAAGCAGCTATAGAAGATAGAAAAGATAAACGTAGCAAAATGGAAGCTACACAACAAAGTGAAATGATAAGTCAGCGTCAAAACGATAGCTTACCTAAAGACTTTGAAAACGAACCCGATGCGGGTATGCAAGCTTTCATGTAGAAAGTAAACAACTATTTAATTATATTATATTATGTCAGAAGTAAAAACAAATGAACCTGTCAAGCAGGAAGGTGAGTTTAAAATTAAAAAGAAAACTCCAAAAAAACTAGCTAAAACAAGTGACGAGCCTGTTAAAGTTAACATCAAAGAACCTTTAGTTGAACTAGAACCAGAGGTCAAAAAAGTAGTAATACCTAAAGAAAAAGAAGATGCCATTCAAATCGGAGAAACAAAGGAAGTATCTGTGGAAGAACCATCCGGAGATAGCATTAAGGTGGGAGAACAAGTACAAGAGCCCGTCGAAGATGTTAAAGAGTTTACACCGATCAAAGAAGTTGAAGTAGCTAAGGTAGAAGCTGAGGTTAAAGAAGCGTTAAGAGATGAAAAAGTACTAGGCAAGCAATTACCTGAAAACATCGAAAAGCTAGTTAGCTTCATGGAGGAGACTGGTGGAACTATTGAAGACTATACAAGACTTAATGCTGATTACTCTAGCATTAATGAAACAACATTACTAAAAGAGTATTATAAAAAAAATAAACCTTATTTAGACGAATCAGACGTTGAGCTTCTATTAGAAGACTTTTCTTACGACGAAGAACTAGACGAGGATATAGATATACGCAAGAAAAAACTTGCGTTTAAAGAAGAAGTTGCAAAGGCCAAAGGCTTTTTAGAGGAGACGAAAAGTAAATATTACGATGAAATCAAGTTGAGATCAAACGTAAACCCAGACACTCAAAAAGCAATGGACTTTTTCAACCGATACAACAAGCAGCAGGAAGTAGCTGAGCAACAACACTCTAAGTTTAAAGAAAGTACTAAAAAACTTTTTAGCGATGGTTTCGAAGGTTTCGATATCAAAGTCGGTGATAAGAATTACAAGTACAATATTCAAAACCGTGATAAAGTTGCAGAAAACCAATCAAACATTAATAACCTTGTCGGGAAGTTCCTAGACTCTGATGGTAATGTTAGTGACACGATAGGTTATCACAAAGCTATGTACGCTGCTGACAACGTAGATAAAATCGCCTCTCACTTTTACGAGCAAGGAAAAGCAGATGCCGTTAAAGACGTTATGAACAAGTCTAAAAACTTAAGTGATACCAAAGCTAGGTCATCACAAGGTGACGTGTTCTTGAATGGATTTAAGGTTAAAGCTATCTCAGGTGCTGATTCTACAAAACTGAAAATTAAAACAAAAAGATTTTAACTAAAAAACACAAATTATGGCGAGTACTTTAACTCCAACATTTGGTAGTATTATCCCGAGTCAAAAGCAGGAATTGCTAAACTCTAACTACCTACAATTTAACAGTGACGCTGCTGGCGACACTAACACATTTGCACAACAATACTTACCTGAGATCTACGAACAAGAAGTAGAGCGTTACGGAAACCGTACTTTATCTGGATTCTTACGCATGGTTGGTGCTGAAATGCCAATGACTTCTGACCAAGTAATTTGGTCTGAGCAAAACAGATTACACATCTCTTACGATGGATGTACTCTTCCTTCTACTTTAACTATTGATTTAGAAACTAACGGAACAACTATTCAAAACGTTATATCTCCAAGAGCTACTGTTGTGGTGTTAGACCCAACGACTGGTTTAGAGGCTAAATGTTTAGTGACTGACTCTGACACAACTACAGGTATAATTACTATACAACCTTATACTGTTGCGGATCTTACCGGCTTTACAGCTACAGGATTGAAAGTTTTTGTATACGGTTCTGAGTACCAAAAAGGTGGATCTATTTCAGCTGGTGCAACTGGAGCTAACACAGGAACTCAGTATTTAAGTGTTGATCCTCAGTTTACACAGTACTCTAATTCACCAATCATCCTTAAGAGCCAATACGTAGTATCTGGTTCTGATATGGCACAAATTGGATGGGTTGAAGTTGCAACTGAAGATGGAACATCTGGATACTTATGGTATTTAAAAGCTGAATCTGAAACTCGTTTACGTTTTGAAGATTACTTAGAGATATCTATGATTGAGGGTGAAAAAGTTGGAGCTGCTTCTGCTATCACCACTGGAAAAGGAACTGAAGGTTTATTCGCCGCTGTTAGCGCGCGTGGTAACGTAAACGTTGGCTTTACAGCGGCTGATGGATTAGCTGATTTTGATGCTATCTTGAAAAATTTAGATACTCAAGGAGCGATTGAAGAAAACATGTTATTCTTACAGAGACAAACATCTCTTGATTTTGACGATATGTTAGCTAAGCTTTCTTTAGGTTCTGCCGGTGGAACTGCTTTTGGATTATTTGAAAACTCTGAAGAAATGGCTTTGAATCTTGGATTCTCTGGATTCAGAAGAGGTTCTTACGATTTTTACAAGACTGACTGGAAATACTTAAACGATGCGTCTACTCGTGGTGGAGCTGGTGGTAATAACTCTGTTGAGGGTGTATTAATTCCTGCTGGAACTTCTACAGTTTACGATCAGATTTTAGGAACTAACATCCGTCGACCATTCTTACACGTACGATACAGAGCTTCACAAGCTGATGATCGTCGTATGAAGTCTTGGTTAACTGGTTCTGCTGGAGGAGCTTACACATCTACTTTAGATGCTATGGAAGTAAACTTCCTATCTGAAAGATGTTTAGTAACTCAAGCTGCTAACAACTTCGTTCTTTTCAAAGGAGCATAGTAATTTATCAATAATAATCCCTGCCTTCGGGCGGGGGTTTTTTATATGACATTAGCCCCTTACTAGTTATATACTATGGCTATTGTCACATTTTTAAACTATTTAATTATATTATATTATGGCTAAAAAAGCTACAGCAGAAACAATCGAGGTTGCACCTCAAGAGGTAGCAGTTAAAACTGCACCACAAAAACCCACAAAACCAACGTGGGAAATCAAAGATAGAATATACTATCTTAAAGGTAATAAATCTCCTTTAACATTAACAATACCTAGTAAGCATACACGTAAGCATGCTTTATTATACTTTGACCCTAAGTTAGGTACGCAAAGGGAAATTAGATATGCAACTAACCAAAGTTCTCCACTTGTTGATGAACAAAAAGGGGAATGCACTATGGGTCATATAACTTTTAAAGATGGGGATTTAAAAGTTCCAAAAGAACAACAAAACTTACAAAAACTACTTTCACTTTACCACCCATTAAAAGGTAAAATGTATGAAGAGTTTAGTGCTGTTGAAGAAGCAGAAGATCAATTAGATATTTTAGATCTTCAAATTGACGCTTTAAACGCGGCTAGATCAATGGATGTAGATCAAGCAGAAGCAATATTAAGAGTTGAACTAGGGTCTAAAGTTAACTCAATGAGTTCTAAAGAGCTTAGAAGAGATTTACTTTTATTTGCTAGACAAAACCCTGTATTGTTTATAAACCTAGCTAACGATGAAAATGTTATGCTACGTAACTTTGCTATCAGAGCTTCTGAAGCAGGCATAATTAAATTATCTCAAGATCAAAGAACATTCACATGGGGATCAAACGGTAGAAAATTAATGAATGTACCATTTGATGAAAATCCTTATTCAGCTTTTGCGGCTTTCTTAAAAACCGACGAAGGTGTTGAAATCTATAAGTCTATAGATAAAAAACTATAAAAACAAGTAATACTATAGTAGCTAGGTCACTTTAAACGTGGCCTAACTACTATAATTAATAAAAATAAAAAATGGCAGTAAGCGTAGACAAAGTATATAAAACAGTCTTGTTCATATTAAACAAAGAACAAAGAGGTTATGTGACACCTGCTGAGTTTAATAGTATTGCAGAGCAGGTTCAGTTTCAGATATTTGAATCTTACTTTCCAGACGGTAATCAACAATTTAGAAAAAACCAAACAAACGCTCAAAATGGCACTGAGTTTTTTGATATGTTTAAAGATATATCATATAAATTACATCCTTTTGAAAAAGAAGTATCTTTTACGTACGACGCTGCTGAGGATGGGTTTACACAAACAACACCTGTAGCTGATGTATTATATAAAATAGGTGAGGTTATATCGAACTACACTAGCGTAAATCCTAGTTTAGCTTCTATAACACAGCTAGTTAGTAAGTCAGATTTTAATAAGATTTCAAGATCAAAACTTACAGCTCCAGATAATAAAAATCCTTTATTCTTCACTACAAACACAGTGGGTAGCTTATTATTAAAAGTAGCTCCAACTCCAAACACTATAACAGTAAACGCATTAGTAACTCCTACACCTCCTAACTGGAGTTTTACTACTGGAGGTTTAGGTCAATATATTTACAATCCAAATTTATCTATTGACTTTCAATTAGACGGTGCTGAGCAGACTCTACTAATACTAGAAATATTAAAGTATTTTGGAATAGTGATAAACGATCCAACAATAATTCAAGCGGCTTCACAGGAGGCTCAACAAATGGAAATTAACGAAAAAAGCTAATAAATGAGTTTAATAACTGAAACAAACCAACAATATTATCAAGGTGCTCAAGGCTTTAGAGGTGACGGTGATAAGCTGTCTTTCCCAACAACTTTCGATACGGATTTAATCTTAGGTAACTTCGATCTTAATGATATTAACTATTCTTTAAATAACTTTAAACTATACACTAGCCAAACTGGTCTACCAGGTGATTACGAAGAGTATATTACAGAGTTTTCTGTTGTAGATAACGCTATAGTATTTCCTGCAGGTTCTGAACCAGCGCTTGGTTTATACATAGTTGTTCAGTTAAAAAAACTAGACGGAGGACTTTATGGTAATGACGAAACCGCTAAAGCCTACGGTCAAATCGTTGAAGACAACTACGGTAGCTATTCTTATATATCGTTAAACGACGCTATAGATAACTTCATGGTTGGTTACGTAGGTGGTGGCAAGTTAATACAAACGGCTAAAAAATCAGATGTTTTGTTTTTTGCTAAAAGAGGTTTACAGGAGTTTAGCTACGACACTTTGAAAAGCGTAAAGACTTCAGAGCTAACTATACCTCAAAGTTTAACTTTACCACTACCACAAGACTACGTTAATTATGTTAGGACTTCTTGGACAGACAGAAGTGGTGTTAAGCATATAATATACCCAACAAACAATTTAACAAGTAGTCCTTACTATACTAACATACAAGACTCTAAAGGTATACCAACTCAGGATAACTTTGGAGAAAATGTAGAAGGCACTTCTCTTATACAAGAAAGATGGCATAGTAACAATAATCAAGAACTTAATGATTACCTAGCAGAAAGCCCAGATACTTTAGGGTTTAACTTTAGAGGCAATGGAGATTTTATATATTCAAACAATAGAAGCCAGTATGGTTTAGACCCTCAATACGCTCAAACAAATGGTTATTTCAACTTAAACGAAAGAGAAGGTAAAATGTCTTTTTCTAGTGGATTAGTTGGTGAGCTTATATTGCTAGAATACATCTCTGACGGCTTAGCATACGATACAGATACTAAGATACCAAAATTAGCAGAAGACGCGTTATATGCACACATATTACATGCTATAATATCCACACGTGCTAATCAACCAGAATATGTAGTTCAAAGATTGAAAAAAGAAAAATCTGCTAAATTAAGGAATGCAAAAATAAGATTATCTAATATAAAGACTAGTGAAATCACTCAAGTGATGAGAGGTAAGTCTAAATGGATTAAACACTAAAATTAAATGGCACAAGCAAGAAACACTTTTGTAAGAAGTAAGTTAAATAAAGACTTAGATGCTAGGTTGCTTCCTCAGGGAGAGTATAGAGATGCTTTTAACGTTCAAGTTAGTAAGTCTGAAGGATCTAGCGTTGGTTCTTTAGAAAATGTTCTTGGAAATTACAAGGTTTTAGATTTAAAAGAGTTAACAAGCGTATCAAATTTATCTTGTATAGGTGAAATTAAAGACGAATCTAGTGGTTTCGTTTATTTGTTTTTAACAAATAATGAATTAACTTCATATAATGTTAACGCTGATAATTTTATAGTTAGATATAACACTTTAGGAGAAGGATTGTCTTTTGCTAATATACTTGTGCAAGGATCTTTTTTAAATTTTTCTACTCAGTTTAACATTTACGGGATTAATATTCTAGAAGGCTTGCTCTTCTGGACAGACAACCATAATCAACCTAGAGTTATTAACACTGCTCTAGCTGAATCATCAATACTTCATTACGTCAACGAAGATCAAATATCTGTAGCTAAATACAATCCTTATAAGTCTATAGAATTATATGATATTTTGTCTGACGAGCCAGAGACTACAATGCATGATGTTACTTCTAAGTTCTATCCTAATGGAGGTTCAGGTTCTGTTTCTGGAACATACAACGGTACTGATGAGATCGTGTTAACAAACGTTGTAGGTAACTTAGTAGATTCACTATCAACAACACCCTATAATACGGGGGCAATTTTTAGCTATGTCGATCCTACTGGAAACATTATAGATACAACTAAAAAAATCAATAGATTCACATACGCAGATTCTACGACCACTCCTTCTGCAACAGAACCTACTTGGACAATTGAACTAGATGGACCTACAAACGTAACACTTACAGATGGTCAAGAAGTTGTTTTTAATGCCAATAAATACTATGATTCAACATTTGCAGGTGATCCTGATTATTTAGAAAGTTTATTTCCTAGGTTTTCTTACAGATTTAGATTTGAGGATAACGAGCATTCTCTAATAGCTCCATTTACACAAATAGCTTTTATACCAAAACAAGATGGCTATTTTTTATATACACCAAATTATTTAACAGATCAAAACACGCCTTACAACGGCTTACAAGAAGTTAACGATCAAGACTCGGCTTACGCTAGTACTATAGTAAGCTTTGTTGAAAATAAAGTTAATAAAATAAAATTAAAAATACCGTTACCATCTTCAGCAGATACTCTTAGAAACAACTTTAAAGTA